TGTTAGCACCTGTACCATCTGAAATTGATATAAATTTAAAGAGGTTAAATACCTCGTTACCTCTTAACTCAGAAACCACATAAGGAGTACTTGGTGTTTGATATCTATCAAGATACCAACCGATACCTGTATTATCGGTATCAGTTCTTGCTCCGTTGAAAGTTAACAAGTCAGTGTTCAAACCTCTAATCTTACCTTGTCTATAACCCGTGTTCAATAGGTTATAGTATAATTCTCCAACCATTAACGGTACGTCATTTCTGTCTTTACCGAAATTAGATTGACCTAATACCTTACTTAAGAAATTAGGGTCACTCAAAGTCAATGAAGTGTCAAAAGTAAATGTTTCTGAATCACTAGTAATACCTGATAACTGGAATGTCGCAAATGGGTTATTAGTAATTCCTGAATATGCTCCTGTTGAATTTATAGTAACATCAGTTAAACCTGATACCTCGTAAACAGGACCATCGTCTGAACTATAAGTTGAAATACCTCTTGAACGTAATGTTGAAACTACCATGTTATGATAATCTGTTATTACAGTACCTGAATATGTTGTGTCATAAACCACCGCAGTACCTGAGTAACTATTACCTGTTGTGTTTGTTAAATCTGTAGTGATTAAACCAAAACCAACACCTGTATACTCGTCAGAAGCATATGGGAATAACGCATAATACCAAGAATCGTTTTCAGACGCTTCAAAGTCTGCGGTATCAATAGTCAATCCGTCAACGTCTAATACATTAGTACTACCTGTCCAATTAGAAGTACCTGTTATAGTATCATAAGTACCTCCACTTACCGTACCAAATATATACGCTGTCTTACCTGAGTTTGTTGGGTCTACAATATCATTGTATAAACTTGTTTTAAAATCATCCTCAAGAGTACTTACACCACCACTAAAGGTTGTGTAAGGAAGTAAGAAATAGTTTTTAATACTATTAGGTAATGCCGAGTAATCAGTAATTGTTGTGGACGTACTAGTACCTGATACACCACTAAATTCGATAGTGTATGGTCCACCGTTTCCTGTACCTACAATACTACTCTTATCAACGTTACCCACTGTTGAGATTGACCAAGCAGGACCGGCGTCATAACCTGACAAACCAAGTATACGAGTAACAAAAAGTTGATTTGATTGTTGTAAGTATGCCTTAGCTATGTAAGCTGCCTCATACTTAGGGATTTGTGTATTTATAAATTTTGTTGGGCTTGTACCACCAAAATATGCTGTGAACTCATCGAAGTTTGTTATAAAAATGGGTTCAAACGCAGGTCCCGACTGAGTTTCACCAACAATACCTAATGTAGTTACACCAACACTTTGAGCTACAAAACTTAAATCTCTTTCTGATGTATATACACCTGGAGATACGAATACTTTGTCTGCCATATTAATTAGTTTTCTATTTTAATTTATTTATTTGATAAATATTGTGTAAAAACCGAAAGTACAAATACGTATATGACATATTTATTGATTAGGCAACCTTTTTTCTGCCTTTTTTCTACCTTTAAAAAAAATTGACCTGTGAAAATCAAAAACCTAAAAATATCAATTGAACATCATTCATTACTAAAGGGGTATTGCCAAAAAAAAGGGTTAAAAATGTATAAGTTTGTTGAGAAACTTATTGAAGAAAATTGTAAGGACATTACAGACATATACGGTGAATAGTTAGGTACTATAGGGTATATGTGCGTTAGACTTTATAATAGACTCTTTGCTTGGGTCTATTTTGACGACATCGATTTTAATCGTGTCATTAGTGTTGATTTCAATACTTGATAAGTCATCACCCATATAGTTGTCATTAATATAAACTGAGTACTCATCCACATTAATAGTTTCCAAAAATGTTAAATCGATGGTATATGGATAAACTTCAGATAGACTTGTGACACCTGATAAGAATAAAATATCCAAGTCAAAGTTCTGTGGGTTTGGCGGGTGTTTCTTGGCTCTTCTAGATTTAGTACCCGACTCAACTTCATACATAGTTAATGCTCTTGTGATTGCCGGAATTACTTCAAACTCTTCCTCATCGATTAAAAAACCTAACATCGTGAATGTATAGTTTTGAATGTAATATTTTCTCTTTTCAATATCTAGTACTGACTCATCTGAAATATTGTCTAAGATGATAGGCACATAATGACCCTTAACAAAAGTGTATGCTTGTCTAGATGAAAACTTTTGTAAAACAAGTTTATTAAACTCGTTTAAGTGTCTCATCTTAGTACAGAATATTTTTACGTTGTAAGTAATGTCAACAGGAACTGGTTGAGGTATTTTATATATGTCCATACCTTTCCTTTGTCCGTCCCATGTCGGAACTTTGGCGTAATAAAATTGTTTTCTATTTGGTATGGTATATTGTAGTGATGGGTTACTTCCATATTTAACTTCAGGTTGCCTAACTGTCGCGATAAACGGAGGTTTAATATTTCTATCCAAGTCTTGGAAGTTCCATGTTTCTGTAAACTGAGCCCAATTTTGAGTTGTTATAATAATATCAACAGGATTTACCGTTTTACCATCAGCAACCATTTCTAAATCATTCTTTACGAAATCTAACATCCCTCTATCTAAATCCGCATGTAAAACACTTTTTGGTAGATACGTACCATTTTCTTGAATATATTCAAGTAATTCTTCCCTTCTCTCCAATAATATTTTATCGGGAGTAAGTTTTAAATCTTTTTTAATTTTCTTAGGGAAGGCCATTATTTTTCTATTTCGTTAATGTGAAAAATTTTATTTTTAGTGTTAATCATATCTATCTCATTTGCATTATATACGGGTTCTTCTGTATCTCTTTTAACAAATGAATCATATTTGTAAGGATTATACGTAATAACCTTATCATTACTTTCGGGTGGTAAATTCTCACAAGGGAACTTACAATAATCTACTAAGTCACCAATAACAAAAGCATGAACATTTTTTCTCATTTCTTGTCTAACTTTTTCTTTACCACCTTCCCTAACTCTAAATTCAACATCTTTTAATTTTACATAGTCTGCATGCATCATTACTCGACCTCTGTACTGAACAGAAAATGTTTTTTTATGTAAATTGTAATAGACCATCACCCTCTTACCGATTAACTCGTCAGTGTGTTCCTCATTTATTAAACCCATACGTGATTTAATAAATTTTAATTCATTTAATAATTTTTTACTCATATTCCTCTAAATTCATTATCGTTAACAGGTGACGCTACAATACTTCTATAAAAAGGTTTGTAACCCCCATACGTATGTTTATTATCGCTAACAACTCGTCCATCGTTTACTACTGAATAGTATCTAACACGAGATTCAGTTTCATAATATCCGATGTAATCACCGTATTCAATTTCGACACCAAGTTCATCTAAAGTATCTTGATAAACACCAACCTTTAAATTTCCGGGTTCCATCTGAGACATACTACTCTGACCATAATTTTGGTTTTCAGGTTGTTCTACTTGAACATATCCCCTAAATTCAACAGGGGGGTGAAACTTTATACCATCTTCTACGGTTTCTCCGTAAACGTCATCAGTTTTGGTTTTCTGCCTATCAACACGATATAGAACTAACCTAAAATTCATGTCACCCTCAAGCCACTCACGACCCATAGCAATGTCTAATTCAAAGTCTTCCGCACCGAAAAACTTTTCTAATCTTGTAATAGGTATCTTTCTTTTACTCATCATTGATAAATATTCAGATATTTGTTATATTTAAGTGTATTTACTTAACGTTTGGAAAATAAAACTTTAAAAAACTTACCTGAAGTAAGGGCGCTTCGTATTCTTGAAGAGTACGAGGGGTTCAATAACTATATTATAAGACTTCAGAATAAAATGAAAAAGTTTAATCATTTTAAACTTACAAGAGCACAGGCTGACTACATATTAAAGTTTAATGAAACGGTACCAAAAGTAGCGAGAAAATGGGTTGAGTTAGATAGTTATTTCTCTCAAAAACTTATGGACGATAAATTACTTACAAAGAAACCCGAAAAAATTTACGTTGAAAAACTGTTAGTAGAAAAAGAGAAGTCTTTTCACATATGGGGTAAACTTTTTGAAAACGAAGAATTGGGTGATATATGGTTACCTAAGGTTGCTTTACAACAAAACCGACAAAGAGAAGTAAGTATAGACTATGAAAAATACTCTCATAGACCTCCATTATCACATCAAAAAGAATCGATAGAAAAGTTAGTCGGTAACGATAAGTTTATTTTAGCGGACGATATGGGTTTGGGTAAGACCACATCAACAGTCATTGCTTCTTTAGAGTGTGGAGCGGAAAAAGTTTTAATTATCTGTCCCGCTTCGTTAAAAATAAATTGGCAAAGAGAAATAGAAAATTATACTGATAAAGATATTTCTATCATAGAGGGTAAAAAATGGGAACCGTCAGACTATACTATAATAAACTATGATATCCTAAAAAACTTTCACGACCCAAAACACCCTGACAAATCAGACATATTAAACTATGGGTTTGATTTAATAGTGATGGACGAAGCACATTACATTCAAAACAAAAAGGCACAAAGAACAAAAATAGCCAATGATATTGTAAAAAAGATTGGTAAGGTATGGTTGTTAACAGGAACACCGATGACTTCAAGACCGATGAACTATTACAATCTATTAGATTTAGTAGATTCCCCCGTTGCAGATAACTGGATGGCATATGCAATTAGATATTGTGCAGGGTATCAATTCAGTGTTGGCGCAAAAAAGGTTTGGAATGTGAGTGGTGCCTCGAATCTCGAAGAGTTACGAGACCGAACAAAACCACAGGTTTTGAGAAGGTTAAAAGAAGATATTTTAGATTTACCCGAAAAAATTATTACACCTGTATATCTAAGATTAAAGTCTCGTGATTACGAGAAGTTAATGGGTGAGTATTACGATTGGTATAATTCATCAGAGGATTCTAACTCACTGACAGTGCAATTTTCAAAGTTGATGATGGTAAGGCAGGTCATTGCCGAAAGTAAAATAAAAGACACTATTGAACTTGCAGAAAATATTATAGAACAAGGCAAAAAGGTTATTATATTCACCAACTTTACAAATACTCTTAATAAAATCACTGAACACTTTGGTAAGTCGGCGGTTAAATTAGATGGTAAAATGTCTAAACCTCAGAGACAACATTCTGTAGATGAGTTTCAAAATAATGAAAAGGTAAATGTATTTGTCGGTAACTTAAAAGCTGCGGGTGTGGGTATTACTTTAACTGCTGCAGAGGCAGTAATTATGAACGATTTATCATTTGTACCATCAGACCATTCACAAGCCGAAGATAGGGCATATAGATACGGACAAAAATTTTCAGTATCGGTATATTACCCTATTTTTGAGAATACAATCGAAGGTATAATTTATAATATCTTAACAAAGAAAAAGAATATTTTTGAAACAGTTATGGGTGATAATGAAGGTAAAGGTGATGTGATGGAGGAGATATTAAACATGATTTCACAAAAAAGTTAAGATATTTATGTTCTCCGTATTATTTATAGATAAAATAAATTATGGGGACTAAAAAAATATTAAAACAGATACAAGATTTAGAAAACCGTATCATTACTGAAAGGGTTAGTCAAAAATTACCCCCAACAATAATTCAAGAAATGAAAAAAATAGGAATTGAAAGATTACCCTATTCTTATTCAGCCGTAGAACGTTTTATAGATAAAGAAACTATGAACGTTCATTACAACAAACACTACAAAGGTTATGTTGAAAAGCTTAACAGAGCAATTAAAAATAAGAAGGGTAAAGACAAAAGTTTAGAAGAAATCATTAAAACGATATCTCGTTTTGATAGAGGGATAAAGGATAATGCGGGTGGTGCTTTTAATCACGCTCTTTTTTGGAAAATGTTAAGTCCAAAAAAACAAAGATGTACAGGTGACATATATGATAAAATTATAAAAGAATTTAAGACGTTTAATAATTTTAAGAAACAGTTTGAATCTGTTGCCCAAAAAAGATTCGGTTCAGGATGGGTGTGGTTAGTTTTAACAAAAAACGACAGATTAAAAATTATGTCCACATCAAATCAAGACAACCCACTTATGAATACTATTAGGGGTGGTGGTTTTCCTTTGTTAGGATTAGATTTATGGGAACACTCTTATTACTTAAAGTATAAAAATAAAAGGGATGATTACATTAAGAATTTTTGGTCTGTAGTAAATTGGTCGTTTGTAAATGAGTTACTACAAAGTCAAACCAAAGAAAATTTAAATGAGTCGTACATACCAAAAGAATTACTAATAGAGGGGGAAAGTACAGGATGCTCATCGAGACAGGTAAGAGATACAATCGATTTATTTAACCGTAATCCAAGAGTAAAGTGGTCATATCGAAAAGCCATCGACGAAATATTCAAAGAGATGTTTAAGGATTATTGGAGAGAGAGACAGGGTGACCAACTTTCGGGTATCTATGATTTTGAATATGAAGGAGTGAAAGAACCAGGTCGTTCTGTATTAAACAAAATTAACACTAACGCGACAACTTTTTGTATTTTACAAAACGATATGAATAAAGTTTTAAAATATTATGGGTATACACCACCTATAAATTTTAAAAACAAAAATGAATCACAACAAATAAAAGAAGTTTATCGTTTTATAAATTATATAAGACAATTTAAAGATAGATTATTTGGACACGCGTCGAAGACATTTACAAATATGTATCAAACTGTAGACAGAAGAAATAAACAAGGAGATAAAACAGAACAAGATTCTGTAAAATTACTTCAGAATATTTTTGGATATGAGAACGTAAAACAGGTGGGTGAATTAGGGAGTGTCGAAGACGCTATTGGTGGTGTTGACGCGGTTGTTAGAACTAAGGATGGTGATAAAACTGCACAAATCAAACCATTTAAATATTATAAAGAATCAGATGGAAAAATCACTATGGTAGGTACGGGTGTTATAAAACAATATGACACTGATTTAATGATTTTCCATCATAATAAAAAGGGAGTTATGGTGTTTGATAATTCAAATACTGAAATAGTTAATGGTCAGTATGTATTTGATAGGTCAAAACTATACGATAAAAGAGGAAATGTATAACTCTTGATATTTATAGTAAAAAAGGTCTATGTCTGTAATCACTGAACCACAAAGAAGTAAGCTTTATACAAGAATAAAACATTTGTTAGGCGCACCAATAAGAGGTGTTGAGATAACAGATGAAATGATGGATTCACTATTAGAACTATCTATTCAAGACTACGCTCAATATGTAAATGACTGGTTGATTGAGGCTCAATGGACATCATTATACGGTTTAAATTTAGATGAACAGTCTTTAACTCGAGCATTTATTACTCGTAGTTTAGATTGGGAGACTCAATATACATACGCGTATTCTAAGATAGTCGGACTACAAGCGGGAGGAGACTCTGTTCTTAAAAAGGATTATATAGACTTAAAAAAGGGACAACAAATATATGAAATACCAAAGGGGAGAGAATTAAACGAACTATTATGGTTTACTCGTTCCGAGTTAGATGCCGCTTATTTTGACCCATTTATGGGTGGTTTTGGTGGTTTTGGTGGTATTGGACTAGGGGGTGCTGCAGGGTTTTCCCAAATGGGTACAATGGGTAATTACTTCATCACACCAGCCTTTGATATCTTGTTAAGGATGCAAGATATAAATATTAAAAGGAGGATAATCGCGGGTGAATTAACATATAGAGTTACCGCACTTCCTGGTGGAAAAAAAGCCGTTCATTTAATGAACGTACCTGGAGGTAAATTTGATTTCGGTAACATTCAAAATAATGAATACAAGGTTTGGTATTGGTACTATGAAACTGACGATAGAGAGTCATGTTTAGCTGAGAATCCTGATATTGTGAAGTTACCATCAGACATTCCAATAGATGAAATGTTGTGGGAAGAATTAAATAATCCGGCACAAACATGGGTTAGAAGATGGTTCACCTCATATGTAAAAGAATCTTTAGGTAGAGTTAGAGGTAAATATCAGGGTAATTTAAAGACACCCGACTCTGAAATACAGTTAGAGTACGACTCTCTATTAACAGAAGCGAAAGATGAAAAATCTAAATTGGTTGAAGAGTTAACTCAAAGACTAGAAAGGTTAAGGCCCGATAAAATGATGGAGAGACAAGCCAGTGAAGCAGAAAATTTAAATAAGTCACTACAATACCGAGCATTTCCTAGACAATTTTATTCCATATAAAATGGCAATATTTAAATCAACACCGGTTACGAAAATAATTAATGGTATTACCATTAAAACATCAGAAGCAACACTATTAAGTAATTCTGTTTATAAGACAAACGGAGAAAGTGCGATTATAGCCAAAGATTTAAAAGAATGTAGAATAGAGTTAGACTCTACAACCACAGAAAACATCACAATAAAAGCACTTTGTGATGTTTTAATAGTGGCGGATTATTCAATAGATGACGAATATGACGAAATACAATTAAACTCAGGTGCGTCGGTAGAATTAAGGTTTTTGAGAGACGGGTGGTATATTATGTCGTCTGATGGGCTAAAGAACTCATAATATCTTTATTTTTAGAAACATACTCCATATTTACTAATTCAGTAGTTCCGTTTAGATACATATAGTATGGGTCTATACCGACAGAACTCCAAAAGATTTGTTCAGTATCTGATAAAGTTAGTACCTCATCTAAAGTATCTTGGTCACCATCTCTTCTCGGATAACCCCTAACTAGTCCGGTCTGTGACTTAGTAAACAGGGGTCTATCCTCAGGGTTTTCTACTAATATTTCATCTCGTATTTCAGGTGAAAAAACCACCAATAACGGTTCTATACGCTTGTTAAAAGCAGTAATATAGCGAGGGACATTATATTCACCCAAACCTTCAGGGTTGTTTTCAATTTCTTTTTCATCTACATGGTAACAGTTGATTATAACTTCATCTTTTTTCTTTTGTACATCGCCGTGTGACTTACGAGTACCGTTATTTACGTAATATATAGTGTCACCCAAACCTACATTAAGGTTGTTTGCTAACGCCAACTCCATATGTGCTTGACGAGACATAAGTGAACCCGATTTAGTTCTCTTTGTTATGTGAACTTTATATTCTTCTATAGTTTGTTTTACACGAGCTTTGTTGGCAATCTTCGATATAGGAATTTCCTTATTGTATAGTTTACCCACATATTCGTAGTAGGAGTCCAAAAACTCCTGACCCTTACCGTCCAGTAACATACGAAGACCAGAATCCAAAAACTCCGCAACATATGTTTGTAGTTTCTTAGACTTAATTGTATTACCTGTAAGTTTAACTTTACCTTTATCAGTAAGAAGAGCATAGTTTTTACGAGCAACATTAATTGTAGCTGGCCATTGTCCGTCAGTATCCAACCCCATTTCACCCCTCATAAACAAGTCGTTATATTCGGCGACATCGGCTTCTGAACCACGATATTCTTTACCTTCTTCTACAAGACCGTTAAGACCCTTACCAATATATGTATGTGAATCACGACCTTCAGGTACTGCGAAGTTCACACCATCAGTATCCATAACGAGGGGTTCATAACCACGTTTCATAAACCACATAATCATCTGACGTAGATACTGTCTACCTGTACATGTAATCTGTTCACCCATATCCATATCACCCCACGGAAATACTTGTGGTGCAGACAACGAACCGAAGAATGCGTTAATGAAAATCTTAATCGGAAGTTGTTTACGGTTGTATTGTGAAGACAACTTGGGGTCTGACACATAGTAGTCCGAAGCCAACTTCTTATACTTAATACGAGTATCACGGAAATACTTGAG